CTAACCGACTCCTTTCCACGCCCTCTCTCCGAGGGCTTTAAGGATTTTGGGGTATTTACACCACCAAAAAATGAAAGGAATTTAAGTGCCTAGAGAACAAAATCAAAGGATATTACCTAATTTGGAAAAGAGTGTTAATTATGCTCAAGAAAATAATTGGATTACAGATGCCGATTTGGCAGGGGTTGCTCAAGCGTTTTGTCTTGCAGGTTTATTGGATAACATTCCTGATTCCGAGATTAAAGAAATAACAAATCTTTCAAGACAGCTACAAGTTGTGTTAGATAAATATGGTTTGAGTGTGTTTGGACGTGGCGAGCGTCCCGAGATTGCAAGTGAGGTGACACCTCTTGACAAAATCCGTTCTGGTCGGGTCATCAACCCCGAGAATCTCAACCACAATAACGAATCACCAAACTAAAGGCCAAGAAGTTGCAGATTTAGCTGATGCTATTGGCATGCCTTTGATGCCATGGCAAAAGTTTGTTTTAGACGATTCTTTGAAACATGTGAATAATCAATACATTCACAAAACAGTAGGTTGTTTAGTTAGCCGTCAAAATGGCAAGACTCATTTGCTTAGAATGAGAATCTTGGCAGGATTATTTTTATTTGATGAACGATTACAAATAGCCACAGCTCAAAATAGAGACGTTGCTTTGGAAACATTTAGGAATGTTGTTGAAATGATTGATGGGTACGATTGGTTGACCAAAAAAGTTAAACAAGTAACAAGGGCAAATGGTCGAGAAGAGATTGAATTAAAAAATGGCGCGCGTTACAAGATTATAGCACCGACACCGGGTGCAGCTAGAGGTTTAACAGCTAACACAGTTTATTTAGACGAAGCAAGACAACATAAAACAACAGATGCTTTTGCAGCTTTGGCCTATACCATGCAAGCCTCAAAAAATCCTCAAATGTTTATTTGCTCGAACGCAGGGTCGGCTGATTCAATTGTCCTCAATCAACTTAGAGCTAGGGCATACCAAAAAATTGAAACAAACTCAGATGATGATATTGCCTGGTATGAATGGAGTGCTGAACCACACCTCAAACTTGGCGATAGAAAAGCCTGGCAACAAGCTAACCCAGCACTTGGTTACACAATTACCGAAGATACTTTACAAGCGCGCATGGGTGACCCTGCCGAAATCATTCAAACTGAAATGCTGTGCCAATGGGTTGACACTCTTAATAGTCCATGGCCACATGATGCATGGCAAGGCTGCATGCAACCAGATATGAAACTAGATGCAGACAGACCTACCTGGATAGGTGTTGAAATATCACCTGAAAGAACTTATTTTGCAATAGTTGGTTCACAAATGCTAGAAGATGGGTCAATTGCAATAGGATTAATGGACATGATGGACTCAGATAAAGCATTAGATGATTTGATGATTGCCGACAGAGTAGCCCAATGGTCAAAAACCTATAATGCCGAAAGTGTATTATTAAACCGATTTAGTGGTGATTCAGTTGCAGCTAAACTACGTCAAGCAGGTATAAATGCTGAGGTTGTAGCTGGAACAAAGTATTATCAAGCGTGTAATGAATCCCTAGGAGCAATGACAGGTGGGCGTTTGAGCCACGCCAATCAGCCGGAACTGACAGCATCTGTCATTGCTTGCATTAAGAAAACAAATGATTCAGGTGTCTGGTATGTAATGAGAAGAAAACAATCAACAGCAGCTATAGCTATGATGTTAGCCATTCACAAAGCAACTGAAAGACAATCAGCCGGAGAAATTGATATTCAAATCGCTTAAAACAACATTTAGGCACAACGGACAACAATGGATATAATTACAATAGTGTAATATAATCCTTATACCATGGGACTATTCACAAACTTCATTAAAGACCAATCTGATAATACAAAGATTGATGCAGCAGCAGCGCCATACGTTCTTCCAGACGGAAGCCAAACATTTTACAGCTATGGATTCAACCCACCAATCTCCAGACAAGAAAGCATGTCTGTCCCGGCATTAGCTAGAGCCAGGAATCTTATTTGTACCAGCATTGCAACATTGCCACGCGAAGTTTATCGTGAAATGGACGAAGCACATATTCCAGCGCCATCAATTATTGCTAATCCTGACCCAAGAATGCCAGCATCAGTTGTTTATGCATACACAGTAGAAGATTTGTTATTTACAGGAAAAGCATATTGGCAAGTTCTTGAAATGGATAACGTCACAGGTCGTCCATTATCTGCACAATGGATTGCATCAGACAGAGTATTCCAACAGCTAGACCAAACTTCAAAATTTGTTATTGGTTATCAAATAGACGGAATCCAAACACCTAACTTTGGTGTAGGTTCACTAATACCATTTACAGGACTAGATGAGGGCATCTTAAATCGTGCCGGACTAACACTTCGTTCAGCTTTAGAATTAGAAAAGGCTTCATACAGATTTGCACAAGAGCCAACACCATCTGTTGTATTAAAATCTTCATTACCATTACCTAAAGAACGCGTCACAGCACTTCTAAACACCTGGAAAACCTCAAGACAAAATCGTTCAACAGCGTTCTTAAATGATTCAGTTGAAATGCAAAGCGTTGGATTCAATTCAGCAGAATTACAACTCGTAGAAGCCAGACAACACTTAGTTTCAGAAGTTGCCAGACTAACAGGAATCCCAGAATGGTATTTAGGTGTCAATTCTTCCGGAATGACATATTCAAATGTTACTTCCGAACGCAGAGCTTTAATTGACTTCTCATTAAAACCATTATTAACAGTTATTGAAGAACGTTTATCAATGCCTGACATTTTACCAAGAGGACAAAAGGCAAGATTTGATTTAGATGACTTCTTAAGAGGCAACCCTCTTGAAAGAGCAGAAATTTATTCCAAACTAGTTCCATTAGGAATAATGACAGTAGATGAAATTCGCAGAGAAGAGGATTTGGTCAAACCAATATGAAATTAACATTCCAATCAGAAGTTTTAACAGCTTCTGTTAGCAAAAGAGAAATCACCGGACTAATCGTTCCATTTGGAAAAGTTGGTTCAACTTCCATGGGTCAAGTTGTATTTGAACAAGGCTCATTGAATGTTTCAGGTGACATAAAGTTTTTATCAGAACACGACAACACAAAACCATTAGGCAGAATGATTGCACACAACGTCACACCAATAGGAATTGTTGCAACATTCAAACTAGCTAACACAACAACAGCAACAGACCATTTAATTGAAGCCTCAGAGGGCTTAAGAAGTGGTTTGTCAGTAGGTGCAAACATTGACACATACGAAAATAAAGATGGTGTTGTTCATGTAACAAAAGCAAACCTGGTTGAAGTATCACATGTTTCAAATCCAGCATTTGCCGAAGCACAAATTACAGATGTCGCTGCAACAGAAGAAGTTGTAGACGAAAAAGAAGTCGCTGCAAGCGCAGATGACGAAACCACAACCGAAAGTGAGGTCACTTCAATGGCAAATCCAGAAGAAGTAACTCCAGAGGTTCCAGTAGCTGCGCCACAAGTTGATGCAGCAGTTGAAGCCTCAAAAGCAGTTCACCCTGCTATCTTTACAAAACCAAGAAGCCCAATTACTTCTGCTGCTTCCTACTTGGAACACAAAGTTAAGGCATCTATGGGAAATCATGAATCAAATCTATTTGTTATGGCTGCTGATGACACTTCATCAACCAACACAGGTTTGACTCTTGCTCCACACATGAATGAATTTGTGAGCACCTCAATTGCTGGTCGTCCAACAATTGAAGCCCTAAGTTCAGGCGTACTACCAGCAACTGGTTTATCATTTACCATTCCAAAAATCACAGCAGTTCCAACTGTTGCTGACACAGATGAAGCAGCTTCACCATCTGAAACAGGTATGACATCTGATTACCTAACTGTAAATGTTAATAAATTTGCAGGACGTAATGAAATTTCTTTAGAACTGATAGAGCGTTCTGGTCCATTGTTCTTCAATGACCTAGTACGCGAAATGGCAAATGCTTACGCATTAGCTACTGACAAAGCAACAATTGCAGCTTTGACATCAGGCGGAACTCAAGCAACAGCAGTTGCAGCAACAGCAGCAGGATTACAATCCTTCGTTGCAGTTGAATCAGCAGCATGCTACAAGAACTCAGGTTCTTTTGCACGTAACTTAATTGCATCTCCAGACCAATGGGCTGCAATCATGGGTTACACAGATGACAACAAACGTCCTCTATACATTGCTGCAAATCCACAAAATGCATCAGGCAATGTTTCACAACAAGCAATTCGTGGCAACGTGCTAGGTCTTGACCTATATGTTGACCATGGAATTGTTACTTCAGGTGTAATTGACGAATCAGCATTCATTGTTGCACCAGAAGCAGCAACTGTGTACGAATCACCAACCCGTTCTGTACAAGTAACACGTACAACTGATGGAATGGTTGAATTGATGCTTTACGGCTACTTGGCAATTGCTGTCAAAAAAGCTACAGGTATTCGCAGATTTAACTTAACCTAAATCCAGCGATATTGACCGACTCTCCCGGTTTAGACCCCTGTACCGGGAGGGTCACCCAAACGAAAGGAAAATGAAATGGCATCAGTAATCACAGTTGCAGAATTAAGAGCTGCTTTAGGTGGCATTTCGTCAAGCCTTTATTCAGATGCAGTTTTAACAGATATTATTGATTCAAGTGAAGCCGTTGTCGGTTCAATGCTTGTGCAATGGAATGCACCAATTGACCAACACAAATCATCATCAGCAACAAAAACTTGGTTTCATACAACGATTCCACACAAATTTTACGCAGGTCAAACAATAATTATTTCAGGTGTATCAGGACACAATGGGTCAAAAACTGTATTAACTATAGAAGATGATTACACATTTACAATTACAACTATTGGTGCAACTGTTCATGATTGGCGTTATGACATTCCATCAGGATTAGCAGCAGCTAATGATTTAACCCAATACGATTCAGTTTCAGAAGTTGAAGAAGCCGTACTAGCTGTAGCAATTGATATCTTTCAATCAAGAGTTGCTCCAGGTGGCGTGCAACAAGGACTAGAATTTACTCCAGCACCTTACAAAATGGGCGTTGCTTTAATTCGAAAAGTTAGAGGATTATTAGGCAAACACATTGATGTTGAAAGTGTTATCGGCTAATGGCAACCATTCAATCATTAAGAGATGGCCTAGAATCAGCTATCACTTCAAATACAATTTATTCAGTTTATGACCATGTTCCTGAAACAGTATTACCTCCAGCAGTTTGTTTAATATCAGGTGACCCATGGTTTGAAATTGCAACCATTGGAAGCACCCCAACATTTTATGCAAGATACACCCTGGAAGTCATTGCACAAGCAATAAGTAATCCGGGAAGTTTAGCAAATTTAGAGACAATGATTCAAACAATCCTGCCTCTAATACCAAACACTTGGCAAATACTTTCAGTAAGTAGCCCAAGAATCAAAACGACTAACACAACTGATGTTCTTGCAGCAGAAGTGCAAGTTAGAACAATCTGGAATCCTTAAAGGAGGAATCATGGCAACAACAGTATTAACTGGAAGAGGCGTAGCCTTTACCTATGCAACTGTGAATTATGACGACCAACTCGTCAACGCAACAGTAACCCTTGATGATGCAACAGCAACATTGCAAACACTTAATGGGCTTGTTGACTACACAGTTGATAATGAAATCGGAACTCTCGATTTAGAAATCATCCAAGATTGGGGTGCAGCAACTTCACTATGTGACACCATGTGGGGAGATGCTGACACAGCACCAACAACAACTAAGGCAGTAACAGTTGCTCTTGGTGGTAAAACAATTACTTTGTCTGTATTACCAAAACGCCCTAATTTTGGTGGTTCAGCACCGGACGCATTGACAACAACAGTTTCATTGCCAATCCGTTCAGTAAGCAAGGCCTAATCGGGAAACAGGGGTCACCTAAATGTTCAAAGTAAAAATGGAATGGGAATTGACTAATGGCAAGAAATACGAGTCATGGACAATCCCATGGGAAATTGCACAAGCTGAAAAAGATACTGGACAGACTTTGTTCAGCGTTATCAAAAACGAACAACCACCAACACTTGACCAACAATTCAGGCTTTGCTATCAAATGCAAAAACGCCTTGATGATAAACCAGTTGGCACATTTGAAACTTGGAGACAAAGCGTTGTTCATATCTTTGCAAGAGACTTTGAGGCAACAAATTTTACCCAACCGGAAGTCTCGACAGATATCTAATAGAACTGGCCGTAGTTTCGCGCCAGCCATTATCAGAGTTCAAGACGCTTTCGGCAGAGCAAATATCAACAATTGCAGAAGTTGTGAGGGTCATGAATAATGGCTGAAAAAAAGAACACATTTGGTTTTGATGTAATCGATTCAGATATCTATGCTGTGCTTCGTACTTTCAAAGCCATGGACAAAATTGCTAGTGAAGATTTAAGAAAAGTTGCAACTGAATTAGCCCAGGAAGCAGCAGATGCAATTCAAAACGCAGCTAGTTTTAATGGTCGCCAAGCATCAGCCCTTGCTTCAACAGTTAAAGTTGCAAGAGATAGAATCCCAAAAATTACTATTGGTGGCGAACAATCAATTACTTCATCAGGTGCTAAAGCCGGAGACATTTTGATTGGTGCAGAATTTGGTTCTTACAGATATAAACAATTCCCAACACGTTCACCACAATCACCAACAGGTAAAGGTAACGTAGGTTATTTCATATTCCCAACACTTAAAATATTACAACCAAGAATTAAAGCCAAATGGGTTGAAGGAATTGATAAGATAAGAGAAGAATGGAAAGGGAGGGCTGTAAGTGGCTGACATTAGGACGCTCAAATTAGCTTTACTAGCTGACACAGCACAGTTCTCTTCTGGCATGAAAAAAGCCGGAGATGACACAGATGATTTTAATACAAAGGTTGCAAACTTTGCTAAAGCAGCAGGTGCAGCATTTCTTGC